ACTAGATCGTCTCGTCTTATGAATAATGCTGTAGCCATTAGATACCGGGTTGTATGTCTTTAGGACTCTTTGGGTTGAGGAATCCTTTGTTCTTCATTTTATTTGGAACTACACTAACCTTGTTAGGATTCGTTGGTGGATCGAAGCCTGCTCTTCGTGCTTGGCTTCGACTTACTGTCTTTGCATTAGGAGATCCAGGATCCGGTCTTACTCCGTTTCTACTCATATAGGTTTTACGAAGCCATTTGTGGTGGCATCGTGGTCCTCCTTTGTAGAGCCATATTGAATAGGTTGCAGCTCCTTCCGGTCCGAAGCCGGCATTGACTGCTCTGTTATCCAGGGCCACAATATCTTCTTTTCTGTAGACCTTATTTGCAGACATCATCTTGCGGCAAAACTCACGTTCCGGTGATTTGCTACCGTCATATTGGTAACGGACCAAGAACAATACACCGTCTTTCACTGCATCCTGCTCACTCTTTGCTCTTGGACGAGCTGTTCCAGTGCTCGCCAAGCCTATCATCTTATCTAGGGCTTCTTCTTGATCATAGTCGACTTCCCTCTCGTCAACTAGTTCCCATTCTTCTTCGTTGATCTCCTCTCCTAGATCGATAAGATCATCTGCTGATGCGTTAACTGAATCCTCCGGGACGCAGTTAGGCACCTTCTTGCCGTCCTTCATCTTTGTGCCTACCATCACATATCCAGGCTCGCAAGGATCGTCTGCATCTTTCAGCTCTGTTCTGCATCCACAGTCTGCTGATAGCTTTTCTCCAGTCTCTTTCTCTTGCTCTTCTTTTGTTACTGCAGCACTCCGGTCCGTAAACTCTAATGGCTGTAGTGTCTTGAAGTATAGATCTAGGTTTATTCCGTTGACTGCAAGTATTTGGTCCAGGGCATTGATAATCTGTTCTTGGAACGGACGTATCACTGTATTGTCAAACAGCAGTGTTGCTGTCTCTATCTCTTCAGCGTTGTTTCCTAGTCCACTATTGTCCTTTATACCTAGAAGCATTGGAGAGGTAACTCTGTGAGCTACCATCAGCTTTTGCATTGATTCTCCTGATAGGAACTCGTATTGTGCGGCTGCATCCGACAGCTGCACCGGATCTATTGTAGCAGCAAGCTCTTTGCTCTCATTGAATGCAATGATTGCTCTTCCTGCATTACTTGATCCTGACCACTTCTCTGTGATGCGCTGCTCTATCAACATACGCTCCTCCTCATCAGGGACTCCGTTGTTGAAGTTGATAAGCATACTTGGAGCCATTCCATTCTTGATGTTATTCAAGTGATAGTTGGCTATCTCCTCTTCTAGTTCAGCGTATGGTATACCACCTTGATAGTCTACCGGGCTGTAGTAGTAGTATCCTGCTTTGTATGGTCGGATTACTAGTATCTCTAGGCCTTCGTTGCTTGTACCGAATGCCGGTATGCGATCCGGCATTTTATTCGGAGTGAGCTTGGTCCAATCAGCACAGTAGTAGTATGCTTCTATCTCTCCTTCTTCGTTCATCTTCTCTGCTCGAAGTGTTTGGATAGGCATATGCTCCACTTGAGCTACCTGACGGTCCTTGGTGTATATAATCTGAAATGCACACTGGCCCATCATTTTTAGATCTGCTGTGACCTTTCGTAGACAGTCTGAATGTATCAAGGAGCGCATTGCAGCGTATTCTTGAGGCTTTCTGCTGCTGTCTGTAGCATCTAGTCCTTTTCCGTAGATAAGGTCGCTAATCGCATTTATGATAGCGTTGTTCGTTGGACTACCATTGTATCTATCTATCAGGTATTGATAGTAGTTGTTATCTGCTCCATACTCTACCCAGTCTTTATTCCGTTGTTCGGTTATTTCAGGCTTGGTATAGCTTGATAGACTGATGCTGTGTACCTTCATCATATCGTTATGTATTCGTTTGCGTTTGCTTTGGCATAAGAAGTGTACTGTCCTTGATTCACACTGTATCTATCAAAGTCCGTTTGACCGGTCAAATACATTATTCCTCGATAAACTTCTGTAGCTTCTATTTTAATTACGAAACTATGAAAAGATTCAACGGTTTTAAAAGTATGTTCAAATTGAATCACTTCGTAATTACCTACTGTTGAATGCTCACTGCTTTCAATAGTGACAGTTTCATTCATCTGCTCATCCGTAATCACTATAGTATAGTTTTGACCTATTGCTATGCTTCGAGGTATAACCTTAATGATGTGTGGACTTCTGTTATTCAGTATGTGCATATATAAGTAACTGCGTTTTTGGGTTTTGTCCCAAAAAAAAAGACCGGCATTTTATNGCCGGCCTTTCTTANCTATCTCCTAGGGCTGATTAGGAGTTCGTTCCTTCTACTGGAGTAACGGTTGATGTAGCCAATCCACCAAATGGTGAGGCTGCTGTTGCACCTGATAGGAAGTTAGCCGGTAATACCTCCTGCGCTGAAAACGTCAGTGTGTATCCGGATAGATCACCCATTGCAGCACCAGTAACTATTGTTCCACCGGTTACCTCTGCACCGTGTTCCAAGCCCATCGCAAAACAATTGTCGTTGTAATCTTGTACGAAGATTTGTGGTCTTCCGTAAGCAAGTAGCTTCACTTCGTTGTTATCTTCCTTACTCAATTTTGGTAGAGTAAGATTCAATGTCTGCTCGAAGAACGTTGTTCCGTTCTCTCTGCTCGAAGTAATCGCTTGTTCGAATGAGCTGTTTCCTTTTAGCTCATATTTGTAAACTGTAAAGTCCGCAGCGAAGTCTGTGATCTCTCCGTCTGTTCCTAGTGTTGCTGCACCACTATCACCGTAATCGGCAAAGTATACTGCAGTGATTCCACCTACTACGTCTTTACAAGGAGCCTTGCGGCCCTGGGTTAAATCGCACGCCATTTTATTTCTTTTTTATTATTAAAAAGGGCAAGCAAGCTGTTGCCTACTTGCCCTCTTGTATTACTTAATACCTACTTATTAATTGTAGAGTACGATTTCAGATCCGATGCCGTACTGGATACCTGCAGTGAATCGCATAATCACACGTACATTCTGTGATCCGTCTAGGTCAGACATATCTAATAACTTCACCTCGTTGTGGTCGCTCAACAATCCAGTACCGAAGAACAAGTTGCTCTTCTGTGCTGCTGCCATTGTATCGTCAGCAAGACCTGGACATACGAAGATCTTCACACCATCGAAAGCCAAGTTTTGACCTGCTCCGTACCACATTGTGCCTTGGTTTTGGTAACCGTTAGCACCGACACCTGCAATACCTACATTGGCAGCGGCTTCTTGTATACTTACTGAAGCGAATCCACCTAATGCACGTACATAAGCACGAGCAACGTTAGAAGATACGTACAAGTACAAGTCTTCTTTTCCGTATACTGCAGTAGGGATCACATCAACGACCTTACCCATTTCTTCGATAACGTTTGCTGCTGTAACAGAAGTACCAGTCACATCGATAACATCTGAATCTGCTTCCCATAGTGTTTCGAAACCGTCAAACTCTCCTGGGTTAGCATTAGTTCCTTGCCAAATGTTCTGCTCCATCTTTTGAGCTACTTTAGCAATAACGTGGCTCAATAAAAAGTCTGCAAAGCTAGGAGGCAATGTATCATATGCGCTGTAGCCCATTTGTACTGCTTCCCAGTCAGAACGGAAGTCTTGCTTACATAATTCCAAGTTCACCTGAAACTCTTCCGGTGTAAGGATGCGCTCTGTCAAGTCAATCGTTGAAGTATCAGTAAAGTCGCAAGAGCCATCTTTTACAATGCCGTCCACTGCGAACTTCTTCATAACCTCTTTGTACTTGATGTTCGGTTTTACGGTGATACCACCGTTCTCAATTGTGTCAGCAGAAAGTAATGCTGCTGAAACATACTTACCTGCAAATTCTCCTGAATAAGTCGAGGTAATGTTAGTAGTTGTTGCCATAATCGTTTATAAATTATTTTCTTGATTAACTAAATGTGATTGCTCCACTGATCGCTGTTGTTGCTGCTACGTACCAACTGGTACCATCAGAACATAAATCTGCGAAGTCTCCTTTTACTGCTGTTGTTTCAAACACAACGTTTTGCTGACTATTGGCTCTTGAGTGACCTGATGCGTTTTGCAAGTTTCCTTCAAGTAGTCCGGATCCACAGTCAATAGTGAATGCTACTGCCGGTGTATCTTCAGCCAACACAAACTTTAGCCGGCCTCCTGCAAATGGAGCCGGCATTGTAACTGTACCGCCTGCATCACCACTCAAAAAGAAAACCTCACCGCTATCTGCTGCAGTAAGTGTTGCTGATGCGCTGATCGTGTTTGTCTCGAGAGCGATTCTCGTTGGAGGGTTTGATATGTTTGATACCGTGTGTGTGGTATCTACGTTTGTTACTGCCATTTTATTTTAAATTAAATTTGCGTAGTCTTATTTCTGCATCTCCGTATGCTTCTTCAACGTCTTGCATCACACGACGGCCATCTGCAACAGCTGGAATCGTTAAACCTAGTTCTTCTGCTGCTTTAGCTACTTCATCAATTGCTTCGTCTAGCTCATTCATTCCGTAGTTAGCATTGGCTGCTGCTTCTTCCATATCGTTATACGCTAGACTGGCACGGTCCATATATTGATCAAAGTCTTGGACGACTGAATTGATTTCGCCTGCTGCGGATCTCATTGATTGGATGATATCTTCTAGTCTTTCTACAGCAGATAGCTTCACCTCTTTTAAAGGTTTCTTATCCTGCTGTTCTCTGTGAGCTGCTAGCTCCTGGCGAGCTGTTAGCTCATTCCAAAGTTTGTTTAATGCTTTCATTATACTTTTGATGCTAGACTGG